CAGCTTGAGCCTCAGAAGTGACGAAACAGCAGCGGCCACGCCGGCCATCAAGGATCGTGCTGCGACTTCGGCCGGCTGTTCCTGCTGCTCGGCCAGCCACGCTTCGTAGGAACGCTGAGCAACCACAACGCTAGACGCTGGGTATGCAGGTGTCAGCACGACCGAAACGTCGTGCAACGTGCTTACTTCGCGAATCTCCCTCACTGGCCCTTTGTCGTCGTTAGTGAACCGCTCGCCTTTGCCCGGATCAACCTGAAACGCAAATGAGCTGCCACGCAAGTCACGACGACGAACAAGCGTCAAAGTGTCTCGGCCTAAAACCGTATCCGGCGGCGTCACTGTGTATCGCAGACCTTTTTGATCGCTAGAAAGTTCTACTGTGCCAGACGACGTGCGGCCAAGAAGAAGGCTGCTGTCATGATTTACTAACGCAACAACGTCGATATTTCTTCGGCTTAGGATTTTGTCAAATGCACCTGGCAAAATGACTTCACGAAAAGCTGTGCCGCCTTCCCGAAGCGGCAAACTTAGTCGGTTGTAGACGGCTGCATATCCAGTTAGCACCTCTACGCCATTGGCTCGCTTTTCAACCGTCAACTCAGCCTCTGGCACTTCGTCGAAATCAATTGAGCGGCGTTCCATATTTTCCACCATTTTAAAATTCCTTCCTTGATTTATGCAGTTTCTTCGTCATTTTCTGGATCAAGCTGCTCGTCCGGTGGCTCAGGCTGAATCGTCTGCTGCGGAATATCCGTAGTCGCTGGCCCACCAGTTCCCGCTTGCACAACTCCAGAAATGGTTCCGCTGATAATGTTGTTGACCTTATCTTCTGGCATAGCCGGGAATGCCGATTCGATGACAGCTTTCGCGCCTTGATCAGTTAGCAGGCCGCCGGAAAGGTTCGCGACAATCTCAAGCAGCGAGGATACCTGTGCCCCGTTGAGTGCCTGCTCTTGTAACGTGATTTCAGAATCTCCCGTCGTCTCATTTTCTTCCAGCTCTTCCTTTGTCTTCACTACGCTGTCGAGCGTTGCCATATTCATTGGCACAAAATGAGCAGCTCCAATTTCTCCAACTGGGTTAAGGTTCTCGAGCTCGCGAACCTCGTTGATCGTCATCCAGCCGTTTTGCAGTGCCGATACGTAGTAGCTGGCACGGCTGGTGTGGTCGCCGCGAAGCAGGCCGCTGACGCTGTGCTCGGCAAAGTACCGCTCGTCGTCCACGATAAGATCGCGAGCGATTGCCGCTTCCCACCGCTTAAGGTGCGGCAGCAGGCAGTGCTGCACAAACTCGGTCCCTTGAACTTCAATATTGCTGTAGGTGCTACGCGTCAGCTCTTGAATGAGATGCGGCGGCACCCGGAACAGCCGGCAAATCTCGATCACCGAAAACTGCCGCGACTCAAGCATCTGTGCGGCTTCGTTGCTGCCGCTGAGCTCGTGGGCCTTTACGCCGTTTGGCAGCACGCACGTGCGAAACGCACGGTCTGCACCACGATGAATGCGTTCCCAGTTTTGTCGCAGCTGCTCGGCCGCTTCGACCGGAATCGGGTTGTCGCTTTCAAGAATCACGCCTGGCCGTGCACCGTTGCCGAAATAGGTGCTCGCGTGATCTTCCAAGGCTTTGGCCAGGCCGATAACGTTGGCAAACAACCGGTAGGTTGGGATTGGTTTGACGCCATCCTCAGTGGTGAACCTCAGAGCAAAAATCTGCTCTTGGCTGTACTGCGTCTGCCGTCCGTCCGGCTCGCGGTACAGATACCGCACGCGGCCGTCTGATAGCCGCTCGACTTCCATGCGGCTGGAATGCAGCGGCCAGAGTTCGCTGACGGCACCGCGTGCACCAGGCCGGATTTCGGCGTAGCTGGCACCGTAGTGCAGATACATGCCGGTCATCCAATCGCGAAACTCTTGAGCCGTTTGCCACGGGTTTGGCTGCGTGTGCAAAAGCCGGTAGAGCGGATGGCTCGAAACCTTCTCTTTGCCCCCGTCTGGCAACTTCTCGTATAGGTGCAGCGGCAGAGACGATACGGCATCGCTAATCACCCGGATGCACGCCGTGTATGCAGAGCAGGCCATTGAGTTGTCGGCTGTCACGCGAACGCCGCTTGGCGTGCGGTTGCTGCTCGCCGTCCAATCGACCGAGCGAAGATCGTACATGCGGTAGTCGGCAAGGTCGCTCATAGTTCGATGATGTCCCAGTTTAGTTCCGGCTTTGTCGTGGCCGTGGCCATGATTCCTAACGCCATCACGAGCGACACGATGCCGTCGATCCGCTCTGTGCTCTTCTGCTTGCTCGGCTTAATGTTGCCCGCGTGGTCCTGCTGTATCGCGACGTTGCCTGCCTGCCAATCAAGTACCGGATTGTTGTGCAGCAGTTTGCTCGAGACGACCATCGACTCTAGCTGCTTGCTCGGTGCCGACATGCTGCCGTATCCCTGGCCAAAGCCTACAACGTCGATGCCGTCCCCTTGCAGTTGCGTGGCCAGCTGCGTTGCGTTCCACCGGTCGATAGCGATCTGCCGGATGTTGTATTTTTCTGTCAGCTCGTTGATCTCGGCTCGCACCTGGTCGTAGTCGGTCACGTTGCCATGCGTCAGGTGTAGGTGGCCTTGCCGAGCCCACACGTCATACTGAACCTTGTCGCGTTGCACACGCTGCCGCATGTTCTCTTCCGGTATCCAAAAGTGCGGCTCACACCACACCGTGCCGTCGTCGAGCGGAAACACGAGAGCCAGGCACGTGGTGTCAAAAGTCGTCGCAAGGTCTAGGCCACCGAAGCATTCCCGTGCTCTTAGGTCTACTGGGCAAGGCTGTGCACCCTGCATCCAGTGGTCCATCCTCAGCCACCTCTGGTCCTGCTGGGTCCACTGGTTCAGGTACAGCTGGCGGAAGGTGTTTTCGTATGTGGGCATCTCGACTGCGCGGGCGCACTCGCTTCGCAGAAAGTCGAGCTTTACTGACACGCCGAGATTGGGATTTGCCTTTGCCCATGTGCGTTCATCCTTCCAATCGTCTTCAATGCCAGCGGCGTAGATTGCCGGCAGGAATCTTGCGTCCTTGATCGAGCCGGCCTTAACGGCTTCGGCGTATTGCCAAACTTCCCAACAAACGCTCTTGCGGTCATAGCCGGCCGTTGTCAGTGCTACCGTCAGCGGCTGTCGCCTTGCACCTTGGCTGGACAGCATGACTTCCCACATCTCGCGGTTACTCACGTGCAACTCGTCAAAGATCACGCCGTGAGCAGAAAGGCCGTGTTGAATGCCGGCCTCAGCCGAGAGAGCCTTATACGTGGCGTGCGTCTTCTCGCGGACAATGGCCGAGCGGTAAACGGTCAAGTGCTGCGACAGAATCGGCGACTGCTCGACGGCGATGCGTGCCATGTCAAACACGAGCCGTGCTTGGTCGCGAGACGCGGCACACGAGTAGACTTCGCAGCCCGGTTCGTCTTCGAGAAGAAGCCGCAGAGCAATGCCGGCACAAAGGCTTGATTTCCCGTTTTTTCGTGGCAACGCCAGCAGCGACGTGCGGATTTTCCGCTGGCCGTTCTCTTCGGCAAATAACGCACGGACGTAGTCGCGTTGCCACGGCTCTAGTGCGAACGGCTTGCCGCCTAGTTCGCCTTTGGCGTGCGTAAAGTACCGCCCGAAGAACAAAACTGCACGGCATGACGCACACTTTCCGCACGGATTTTTAGCCGAACAGGATTTGATCCGCTTCCGCGTCTGTTTCTTGCTTGCTGGCAACGATACCTGTCCTTGCCGATGGCGTTAGGCCAAACTCTTGTTCGATGCGAAGCATGGACTGTGCCAGCTTCGTCACCATCGTGGCCGCTGGCGTTGATTGCATGTACTTGACCTTCCCCTTCTCGTCACGAATGACAAGCACATCAAGGCCACGCCGCACCTGGTCGAGATACTTCACATAGTGCTCGTGCATTGCGCAATAACGAGCGATTGGTTCAATGTCGGCGTTTGTCATCACGCCCATAGCAATCAGCTTTGGCACAATCTCGTGCCACTTCTTAAGCGATACGCCTGTCACCCAATCAGGCGGCTCAATGCCATCACTTTCTGGTTTTGGCTCTTGCTTGTTTAGCCGCCGCTTTCCTGGGTTGCCTTTCGCCATCTTGATGATCGTTGGCTCTGGCCTTGGCCCTCGCTTTCCCATCGTTCACCTCCAGTGTTGCCTTCTTCCCGGTCAGCGTTTCCCACCGTTTCACGATCACGTCGCAGTAGGCCGGGCTGATCTCCATGCCGTAGCACTTGCGGCCCAGTTGCTCGGCGGCGATGAATGTAGAACCTGAGCCGCCGAATGGCTCAAACACAAGCCCACCTGGCGGCGAGGAGTTACCAATGGCCCTAGCCGGAAGAGCGACGGGCTTTTGCGTCGGGTGCTGATACGTTGACGATGCGTCCCTGCTGATTTGCCAAATGTCAGACGCAAACTCTTCAGTGCGAGGGCCAAACCACTTATTCAGGCCGCCGCCACCCTGCTTGTACCCGTGAAAGATTATTTCGTACTGGTTGTGGTATCCATTCGGCTTCATCGAGAATCCGTTTTTCACCCAAATGAGATGACGCGGCAACTGGCGACAGTGCCTCTCAAACAACTTATGGTAAAGGTGCAGATTCACCTCGGCTCCACAGAAATAAAAGCGGGCACTCTCGACAGTTGCTATTGAAACAGCCAATTCAAACGAAAACGGAATTGCCGTCTGAGTGAGGTCGCCTGCGATAGTGTTGTTGTTCTTGCCGCCCTGTATGTTCACGCCATATGGCGGGTCCGTAAAAACCATTTCCGCCTTTGCCCCATCCATCAGTCGCTCCACGTCCTCAGCCTTCGTCGAGTCGCCGCACAGCAGCCGGTGGTCGCTAAGCAGCCACAGGTCGCCAGGCTTCGTGATCGGGTCGACAGGCGGCTCGGGGATCTCGTCCTCGACGATCTCATTCGCGTCGTCCTGGTAGAGCTCCGCCGCTTCGGCCAGGTCCGCGTACATCTGCTGAAGCCCCTCGCTCCCGGTATCGACCTCGCGGAGCAGGGCGTCGAGGGCGACGGCGTTCGTCTCGGCCAGGGCCGCGAGCGGGTCGAGCGAGAGGAGCAGCTTGTCGGCCTCGGCCTCGCTGATGTCGAGCACGAGCACTGGAACTTCCTGCTCGGGCGTCGTCTCGGCCCGCAGGTGGCCGTCCACAAGCATCAGAGAGCCGTCAGGCAGCTCGCGGGCAAGCAGCGCGTCTGCGTAGCCCACCTCGGCCAGGATGCCGCGTAGGGCGTCTTGCTGGCTCTTAGGATGGGCGCGCCAGTTTCTCGGGTTTGGCACTAGGTCAGCAGCTTTGACGCGGCGAAGCTCGCGGACACGGTTGCGGATTTTCACGGCGAACCCCCCCTTAGAGAAACATGCGGCTGAACATACTAGGATAGCAACCGGGAGCGAG